TGATGTCGCTGGCGTTCAGCCAATGAGTGGACCTACTGGTCTTATCTTTGCTATGAAATCTAAGTACAGTTCACAGTCTGGTACTGAAGCTTTATTCAACGAAGCTGATACTGATTTCTCAGGAACAGGTACTCACCAAGCAGACCCAACAGGTCTAGCTGGAGTAACTGATGCTGATACTGACGGATCAATCGCTGATACAGCTGATACAGTATCTACTCACGGTTCTGGACTTACAACAGCAGCTGCTGAGAGACTTGGTGTTGGAGAATCTGGAGACGGATCTTTCGGCGAAATGGCATTTACAATTGAGAAATCAACTGTAACAGCTAAATCAAGAGCTCTTAAAGCTGAGTACACAATGGAACTTGCTCAAGACCTTAAAGCAATTCATGGTCTTGACGCTGAAGGCGAATTAGCTAATATCCTATCTGCTGAAATCCTTGCGGAAATCAACAGAGAAGTTGTTAGAACAATTCTTAAATCAGCTAAAATTGGTGCTCTACAAAGCTCAACAGCAGTTTCTGGTATATTCGACGTTGCCACTGATTCAGATGGTAGATGGATGGTTGAGAAATTCAAAGGCTTAATCATGCAAATCGAAAGAGAATGTAACGTAATCGCTAAAGAAACAAGACGTGGTAAAGGTAACTTTATCCTTTGTTCTTCAGACGTAGCTTCAGCTCTAGCAGCTGCTGGCATGTTAGATTACACTCCTGCTTTATCAGCAGCTCTTAACGTTGATGATACTGGTAATACTTTTGCTGGAGTTCTTAACGGACGTGTTAAAGTTTACATCGATCCATATTCAACAACTGATTTCGTATGTGTTGGTTATAGAGGAGCTAATCCTTATGACGCAGGTTTATTCTACTGCCCATACGTTCCACTAACAATGGTTAAAGCCGTTGGTGAGAATGATTTCCAACCTAGAATGGGATTCAAAACAAGATACGGTATGGTTGCTAACCCATTCGTAGCTCTTGATGGTCTTGGTACAGATAGAACTAACCAATACTTCAGAATCTTCAGAGTTGATGATATTATGGTGTAAGCCAGAGTAACTAACTCTTTTTAGGGGGTCTTCGGACCCCCTTTCTTTTAACCAAGAATAAAACTGTTATAAATAATAGTATGAGTACATTAACTACAAATAAAAATTTCTTAAGCCCAGTTGGGTTTACTCTCAAAATAAACAGTAAAAGGTTTGCAAACTTAGAATACTTTTGTACAAGTGTTAACTTACCAGATGTTGCAATTGCTGGTGCAGATATACCATATCGTGGTGTAAACCTTAGTTCACCAGGAGATAGATTATCCTTTGGTGATTTTTCTATTACAGCAAATGTAACTGAGAACTTTGAGAACTATATAGAAACTTTTGATTGGATGCATAAAAATGTAAACCTAAGTGGTAAAGAAATTGAAGATGCAAAAGAAGATGCCACATTAATGGTATATACATCTCACAATAATATATCCAAACAAATTAGATTCAAAGGGATATTCCCAGTATCTTTAAGCGAATTAGCATTTGATACTAAACAAACATCAATCGAATATGTTGAAATGACAATTGGATTCGCATACACTAGTTACGAATTCATTTAAAAAACCGTTTACTTTTTGCGTAAACTGTGATATAATATTATATAATTATGAATAATTTACAAACAATCTTAGACATGTGGAAAAAGGACTCGGTCATCGATGAGATGAACCTTGATGAGTCTTCACGTGAATCTGCCAAATTACATGGTAAATATATGGAACTCTTATCAGTAAATAGAATGAAACTAAAAAAGACTGAATTAGAGTTTAAAGTACTATTAAGAGATAAATGGAAACACTATAATGGAAAACTATCTCAAGAAGAAATGGATGACAGGGATTGGTCCTATGATCCATTGGATGGTCTTACAGTTCTCAAAGGAGATATGGATAAGTTCTATGATGCTGATCCAGTTATACAAGAGCATCAATCCAAGATAATATACCTGCAAGAGGTATGTGATACACTCAAAGAAATATTAGACAATGTTAAATGGAGACATCAAACAATCAAGAACATGATTGAGTGGCGCAAATTTACCAGTGGAATTTAAAATACACCAACACAAATTTACCAATATGACACGATACGAAGATATCGTTCGTCAGGCTATGATAGAATTAGGTCATATTGAAGCTAAGGGAGATGAAACTGATCTACATATTTTTAATCATATATCTAATTGGCCAAGGACAAAGGATACTATTATAATTAAACCTACTGCTCCAACCAATAAGCATTTTGCTTTAGATTCATGGGGATATGCTAATGATTCTCGAATGTCTTATATAGAACCAGAATGGATGAATCCTTTTGAATACTCAGAAAATATAAAGGCAGATAGAGAATATATACAAGAATTAATAAAACAAAAATCAAATAAATGGGATGAATCTATATTACTTAAATGGCGTAAACCAAAAGAAAAAATACCTGAAGACCATATATTAATTATAGGACAACAACCTCATGATGAAACAGTCAATGGATTTGGATTTGGAGATCATTGGAAAAAGCTTTGTCAAATAGTAAATGCATTACCTAGAAAACAACATATAGTAATTAAACTACACCCAGGTTTGAAAGGTAAAATACAACAAATAAAAGATTGGAGAGAAGAAGGATTACACGTGATAGACGGGTACGTGAGTATACATGACGTGCTCCCGTACACGCGCGTAGCGGTATTAGAAAATAGTACAGCGGGTATTGAATGTATGATGCATAAAGTACCTATTATATCCTATGGTTGGCCTGAATATCATTGGGTAACTGAAAAGATTCAAACCTTACCACATCTTAAATCAGCTGTTGAAGATCTAAGTTGGTATCATGAAAAGGACAATGAAATGTTTATCCATTGGTATATAAAGAGATATTTGTGTACAGATGTAGAATCAACTAAACGTAGAATACAAGATATATTATGGAATCAATAAACGTTTGGAAAATTAATCATACCCACATGGGTGTCCAATGCGACCAAAGTATAGAACGAGAATTGTCTGAACATTTCTGTTTCTTTGTTCCAGGCTATAAATTTATGCCAGCATACCGTAATAGAATGTGGGATGGCAAAATTAGACTTTATGACTTTAGAAAGAAAACTTTATATAACGGTTTATACAAATATTTGCTAGAATTCGCAGAAGCAAGGGGCTACAAGGTAATAACAGCCGCATCTGCGGGCTACGGTAATTTGGGAGAAGAGGACAATATTGATCTAGAACCGCTTTTGGGGCCTCTGGTGATTTCTGGTGCAGGTAAAAGGATAATCCCTAGGAAATACCAACTAGATGCACTGTCGTGCACACTTAAAAATAAGAGTTCTTTATTATTATCACCTACGGCCTCAGGTAAGAGTCTGATTATATATCTGGCTATGAGGTGGTACTTACAAACCTTTGATCATGATATATTAATCATAGTTCCTACAACTTCCCTGGTAGAGCAGATGTATTCTGACTTTGCTGATTATTCTTCACAAGATGACTCATTTAATAATGATGAAATGTGTTATAAGATATATGGTGGAGCAGATAGACATAATATACAAAAAAGAGTTATAATATCTACATGGCAATCAATATATAAACTGGGTCAGCCATGGTTCCAAAGATTTGGTATGGTTGTTGGAGATGAAGCTCATCAGTTTAAAGCTAAATCATTAACCTCAATCTTAGAGAAATGTACTGAAGCAGAATATCGTATTGGAACAACTGGTACATTGGATGGTACTCAAACTCATCAGTTAGTATTAGAAGGTTTGTTTGGTCCAGTATATAAAGTAACTACTACAAAAGAATTAATGGATAAAGATACATTGGCTAAACTAAGCATTGATGTATTATTATTAAAATATAAAGATGAATATTGTAAAGAAGATAGAAAATATCAGGATGAGATCGATTTTATTGTAGGATATCAACCGAGAAACAATTTCATTACTAACCTTGCCTTGGACTTAGAAGGTAATACATTAGTATTATTTAACTATGTCGAAAAACATGGTAAGCCACTACACAGTTTATTAAAGGAAAAAATTACAAATGATAGGAAACTATTCTATGTATCTGGAGAGACCGACGTTGATAGTCGAGAAGCTACCCGTGCAATTACTGAAAAAGAGGACAATGCAATTATTGTTGCTTCTATTGGTACCTTCTCTACTGGTATTAATATTAGGGCTCTTCATAATATTATTTTTGCAAGTCCTAGTAAATCTCAAATTAGAGTCCTACAATCAATTGGACGAGGATTGAGAAAATCTCCGGACGGTAGAAATACAAAAGTCTTTGATATTGCCGATGATTTACATTGGAAGTCAAGGAAAAACTATACACTTAACCATGCAGCGGAAAGAATTAAAATATATTCAAAAGAAAGATTCGATTACAATCTGCATGATATAAATATATAATATGGAAGTAAAAGAACTTAATATAAGACATTTTAAACTCATAAACGGTGAGGATATTATCGCGCTATGTTCAGTGAAAAACGATGATTCCTATATCATTGA